GGCGTTTTCTTTACGTCCGGATGAACATATTTCTGGAGATACCTCTGTAATCCAGACATATTTTCATCAACCCAGGGCGTCCTACCTGTATCTCGATACGTCCTCCATTCATAGAGTGAATTCGGACCATTTCGATGATTGTAGATAGAGTGAAAGAAAATCTTAAACGCTGAGCGATACACAGATGCGTAAGAAGCCAACAGTAGCTTAACTTGCCGCTCTCTTTCCTCTGGCACCTTTGAGTATTTCCTAAACTTTTCGGGTTGTGTCATCCTAATAAGTATTTCATCCTCCGGCAGATCCGGAATTCCATGATCCCAGTCACGTCCCAGATAATGAATTACATCATTACTTTGATAGAGAGCACTCTTCTTTGCATTAAACGTCGCATTGAAAACCCGTGAAGCGTAGGCAGCAATATCTTCAAGCCTAATCTTCCTATTAGACCAGAATAACACGTCATCACCAAGTACACTCAAGTATTCAGAGTCGATATGCATCTGAAACTTTGAGGAGATAGTTCCAACGATAATTGTGTTGACAATTGAGTCAACAATTTGCGTGAAATAGGACCCTGATGGAACACCATGCCGTTTACCTTTATACAGATTCAAGTCTGGCATCACAATCGGAGTTGTAATAAAATAAGTCACTATTTTATTCCAGGCATCATTAACGCTAATGATATCACCTGACTCCGTCACGATTGGTTTAGATGTGTCGAACCATGTTTTAAGGATATCAAATGCTACCCTTATCATCACGGCAGAGATTGACGCATCAAACGATGAAACATCTGTTGAATATGCATACTTATTATTATAAGCAGCGACCCTCAACTTGGTTCCTAAATACCCAGTCGACTTACCAAAAGCCATTGGGTTAAATGAATTGAGAAACCTCCTAATTAGTGGTCTAGCGAAGATACCTTCGATAGCGGTCATAGAATAGGGAAATCCCCAGACTAGACGCGTCTTACCATCAAATTGTGTTCTCTTAAAAGCAACACAAGGCTCAGGAGCCTTCTCACCCACTAGAACTTGCCTTCCACGCTCATAGGCACGAACTAGCGACTCAGCCTTCGTTTGACCCCAAGCAGTCAGACCCGCAGAACCCTTCCGATTCGAAGTAATCTCCCAAATCATCTTGGTTGTGAAGTCCAAATGAGGAAGAGGAGGTTCATCCTTAGGCTTAGCGAACGCGGCATATGCCATTCGAATCCCTGACTTAACGTGCTCATCTCG